AGACCTCTTAGCCATTGAGACTAAGAGGTCTTTGATGATGCTAATTAAGCTTTAGTAGGCTTTTTGTAAGCATCTGCAGAAGTAAGAAAAGCTTTGATAAAAGCTTTATCGAACTTGTTATGATTCTTAGCATCATCAATAAGAGTTGAGACTTTATGCTTGGTATATCCAGTTGTACTGGGTATGAAAGAATTCCAAGCATGAAGAGCCAAGCTACCTCTAAGTTTACTCTGCTTGTTGAGAGAAAACTGAAAGAGTTGATAATCATTCTTTTGCTTGAGATTCTCGTAGCTTGGTCGCTTGCTATTAGCGATAGTAGCTTTCAAAGTCTCTCGATAAAGACTGATTAGATAAGCAACCTGTGGCTCAGTTGCTGAACCATCGTTAGTTGATGAAATGCTTTGATGAGTATTTATATTTTCCATTAGTTGTACCTCCTTAGGTAATATTGGTTTAACAATTTTTCGGTGACTCTCCAGTCAGTCGAAAAGATTTCTAGACGATGTACGCCTAGATTTATCAAGTAGTCATGCTTGCACATGTTCTCGATAAATTCTTTAGCAGAATCAATAGTTTGGAACTCGAAAGTATCCTGCGTCGCTTGATTAGTTATGTGGATTGTAAAGTTTGTCATATTAAGTATCTCCAAAGTAAAACATAGGTTTATTTTAGGTTATTTGTAAACATTTATCAACTTTAAAATCTACTAATCTTTGTAAACCAGTACTTGAAAGGACTTGTAAAGGTGGAGACTTGTACTACCTTTAAGACCTGTAAGGTCGTCAAGGACCTTTCAAGTACGATACAGTGCTATATGTTTTACTGAAGGAGATACGACAAACGAGAAAGCCCCATCAAGCAGCAGGATACTTGAGAAGCTTAAGAGGTTGCTAAAGAATAGTCACTCTTTTACTTTAGAAATCTTTTAGTGACTGGAAAGAAGAACTCATCAAAGCTTTGAAAGCTACGAAAGTCTCAAAGGTCTATCAAAGTCTACAAAGTAAAGTCTAGTCTCATCTAATAACTTTGTAGACTTTTTTGACTAACAAAACCTGATAGGGGGTGGGCAGGAGACCATACCATACCACCTATATATCTATGGCATGGTTATACATTTTGAAGAGGATGGGGTGTAAACTAGACTGGTTAACGGGGGGCTTTAAAGTGGCTAGGAGGGGTACTATTTGACCCCGGAGGGGCTACTACGTTAGTATACACTTGAGTGGTGTTTTTGTCAAGCAGTATCGTAAAAAACTTTTAAAACCTTGACAAACTCTTAATCCAACCCTATAATAAAGAACATGGCAATACTTCCAAGTATAGATAACTCTCAACAACGGAGAGAACTAACAGATAAACAAAAAGCTTTTTTAGAACATCTTGTAGAGACACAAGGCGATGCTAAGAAGGCTGCAGAGCTTGCAGGGTATGCAAGTCACTATCATCATGTTGTAAAGACTTTAAAATCTGAAATACTAGAGTTGACACAAGAGATACTAGCAAACTCTGCACCCAAAGCAGCCTTTAAATTAGTAGAGATTATGGAGTCTAACAAACCTGTCATACAAGCTAATAATAAGCTTACTGCAGCTCAAACCTTATTAGATAGAGTTGGAGTAGGTAAAATAGATAGAGTTGATGTAAATCATAATGTAGGTTCAGGTGGTATTTTTCTTATGCCAGATAAAGCTCCATTAGATTTAGATAAAGAAGACTATGAAGATATTTCTGACTGAATTTGAACAAGATGGTAAAAGATATGCAGGTCCTAATATACTTGCTGAGAATTGGGAGTTAGCTGAAGAAGCTGCTGTATTTAACAATTTAATTTTAGTTGGTGAGTTGCAAGAAATTGTTGCTGATGGTACAGTAATGCATTATTTAGATCATGGCTCAAGACCTCGAACTTTACATTAATATGTCAATAAAGAAAAAACTGGAAGCCAACAACATTGCTTGGCAAACCATAATGAATAAAAGAAAAGATGCCAAGAAAAAAAACAACAACAAAGAAAAAGAAAAGCACAGTAAACAAAGCAGGTAACTATACCAAGCCTACTATGCGTAAACGTCTGTTTGAAAAGATCAAAGCAGGAAGTAAAGGCGGTAAGCCCGGACAGTGGAGTGCTAGAAAGGCACAGATGTTGGCTAAAGAGTATAAGGCTAAAGGTGGAGGTTATAAGTAATGGCACTTAAAAAGTCTCAGAAGTCTTTAAAGCGTTGGACAGAACAGAAATGGAGAACTGCTAGTGGTAAGAAGTCTTCAGAAACTGGAGAAGTCTACGCACCTGCAGCTACTATAAAGAAACTTAAATCAACTGCAAAAGGTAGAAAGAAATTAGCAGCAGCTAATAAAAAGAAAAGAGAAGCTACAAAGAAAGGTAAACAACATGCTAAGCATGGACTACACAAAGGAAAGAAACGATGAGAGAAGAATATAAGAAAGGTGGGAAAACTAAAGACTCACGTTTAAAACGAGCCGGTGTTAGTGGTTATAACAAACCTAAACGTACTCCTAACCATCCTAAGAAGTCACACATAGTTGTGGCGAAAGAAGGTTCAAAGATTAAGACTATACGGTTTGGACAGAAAGGTGCAAAGACTGCAGGTAAACCTAAAGCAGGTGAGTCTGATAGAATGAAAGCAAAACGTAAGTCTTTTAAAGCACGTCATGCAAAGAATATAGCAAAAGGAAAAATGTCGGCAGCATATTGGGCTGACAAGGTTAAATGGTAAATGGCTTATTCACAACAAGTAATAGATAGGTTTGAAAGTGTACTTAACGAACCTGAGAAACATGCAGTTGGTAGGTTTGATCCTACAGACCCTAATGTTGCTACAGGTATGACAGGTGCTCCTGCATGTGGGGATGTGATGAGACTACAACTTAAACTAAATGGAAATACCATAGAAGACGTTAAGTTTAAAACATATGGCTGTGGTTCGGCTATAGCATCTTCTACATTATTTGTTGATATGCTAAAAGGTAAAACAGTAGATGAAGCAAAGCAAATTAAAGACAAAGATATTGCAAAAGCTTTAGAACTACCACCTATTAAACTACATTGTAGTGTTTTAGCAGAAGCAAGTATTTTAAAAGCCATTGAAAATTGGGAAGAAAAAATAGCATATCGACAACAGAATTATTATGGGTAAACAAATAGGAACTGACCAACATCCAGTAAAGTTTAAAGCATTAGCCAAACAAAAAGGTCGTTTGTCTATGCGAGGTAAAGGTGTTAAAGATCAAAAACAATTTGAAAAGAATTGGGATAAAATATTTGGGAAAAAAGAAGCATGATGTTTGTACCTGATAATTATATTAGACGTACTTCGTCAACCATTCCGTTTGGGTATGAACTGGATGTAGACTTTGACGGGTATTTAAAACCTATTCCAGACGAGCTATCTATATTAAATGAAGTTGCTGAGTCGGTTTTTCACAATGAAATTAGTTTAGGTATAGGTGTAGATTGGTTAGAAGCAGAGACTGGTAAAAAACTTTCAAGACCCGGATTGAAGAAATACGTAGATAAAAAGTATGGCAGATTGGGAAAATAATCCAGAAAAGTACTTGACAAACCCAGATGGGAGTTATATACTTAATAAAGATGGAACTCCTAGGAAAAAACCGGGAAGACCTAAGAACTCCGAGTTATCGGATGTAAAAGCAGCGTTACATGCTCAAAAGGCTTTACGAAAGAAAAATAAAAACGTAAAGAAACTTAGACGTACTTTAGCTAAAGCAGAAAAAGAATTATCTGTAAAAGAAAAAGGTTTAACATCTAATGTTATAACAAACGAAGATGTTAATGAATTGCCAGATGCAGTTCAACGACATGTAACGGAAACAGGTTCATATGTTGCGTTTATGCCTAACGATGGACCACAAACAGATTTTTTAGCTGCATCAGAAAAAGATGTTCTTTATGGAGGTGCAGCCGGAGGTGGTAAAAGTTTTGCAATGTTAATTGATCCATTGCGTTACTGCCACTTTGCAGAGCATAGAGCTTTAATACTTAGAAGGTCTATGCCAGAACTGCGAGAGCTTATTGACAAATCTCGTGAACTGTATCCTAAAGCTTTTAAAGGTGCTAAGTTCAAAGAAGTTGAAAAGCTTTGGCAGTTTCCAAGCGGTGCTAAGATTGAGTTTGGATTTTTAGAACGAGATGCTGATGTATATCGTTATCAAGGACAAGCGTATAGTTGGATTGGCTTTGATGAGATTACACATTTACCAACTGAGTTCGGTTGGAATTATTTAGCTTCACGTTTAAGAACTACAAATCCAGACCTACCAACTTATTTAAGATGCACTGCTAACCCCGGAGGTGTCGGAGCACAATGGGTAAAGAAAAGATACATCGAACCTGCAGAAGAAAATAAAACTTTTAAAGGCTCTGATGGTTTAACAAGGAAGTTTATACCTGCAAGATTACAGGACAACCCGTTTCTTGCAGAGGATGGTGAATATGAAAGGATGTTACTTTCATTACCTCCGGTACAACGTAGACAGTTACTAGAAGGTAATTGGGATATATCGGAAGGTGCAGCATTTGCTGAGTTTGATCCGTCCACACATATTATACCACCATTTGATTTACCGAGTTGGTGGGAAAGATTAAAAGGCATTGACTATGGATATGCTTCTGAAAGTTGTTGTCTCTGGGGAGCTATCGACCCCGAAGATAAGACTCTCATCATTTATAGAGAACTGTACAAAAAAGGTCTTACCGGTGAGGTCCTTGGAGATACAATAACTGACATGGAAGCAAATGAAGTTAAGTCAATCACAGGAGTATTAGATACTGCTGCATGG